TATTACGTGTAAAGGGGAATAATCCGATAGTTGTAGATATTGTAGATAGTCACGATTTATTTCAGAAACAATGGGTCCAGCGAAGACGATTTTATAAAAAATGTAATTATCGTATCCGTCAAATAGATGGAGATAAATATGAGGGAATGAGTTTAGATTGGAACACAGATAAAACGTGGAAATGGGTATATGAACCTAAGGAATTAAAGAATGATGCTGAAGTTGCTGATGACGAAGATGATGATGACGATAATCATTTGAATTCGTTAAAAAATGCGAATTGTTTGATTGATACTTCTATATTTGATAGTCTGAAGACGGAATAGAAAATTGATTTATAAAATATGATAGAGTATACAGTAACAACATACACATTATACTCAATAACTAAATTCAAAATGCCATACGGAACACACTCTATTGCTATCAATCGTAGAATTGCGAATGAAAATCCTACATTAAATAATAATCAAGCTGTTCGTAAATTTGCTATAGATCATTACAAACAAAATGCTGGGTTTAATACAATCCAAGCAAACAATCGTGCGGCACATAAGGACGCCGGTCATATTGTAGCCCGAAACTGTGGGGGTCAAAATAAGGCATCAAACTATATGTGGGAAGATAGACACGATAATAGAGCACATGGAGACGCCAAAATTAAGATGTCTGAGATGAAGAGAGCAGGACGTAGGTAAGTAAAAATACTAAAAGTAAAAATACTAAAAATAAAAAACCAATGTATAAATATGTATATATTGGTTTTTTATTGGCTTCTATTTACGTCTATTGCGACGGGTATTCTTACGCGACTTGTTCTTCTTGCTCTTATTCTTTTTTATTTTACGCATGGATTTGCGTTTTTTACCGCATGATTTACGATGTTTCTTTCCACCCATTTGTGCTGGTTCAAAATTTGCCTTAAATACGTTGATGTTGTCACCCCCCGAAGTAGCTGTAGTTATAGTATTAGGTAAAACATTATCTTCTGTGAACGAGAAATTGGTAACGCCAGTTCCAGACATTATATAGTATAAATATATAATAAATGTTAACGGTAAATAAATTAGTAAAGATAAAAGAATACGAAGAACTACAAGCAACAATAAAGAAAGAACGATTAAATAACACCATAGACGCAATATACATTTTCAAAGGTATAGAGAATGAAGATGAATGGAAACAACAAAAAGAAGAAATAAAACGAAGTAAAGAAATCGAAATGGAAAATCGTGAATTATATTATAAAAATAAGGACATAGAGAAAAAAGAAGAATGGAAACGAAAAAAAGAAGAAATAAAACGAAAAAAAGAGACAGAGATGAAAACCCGAGAATTATACTTTAAAAACAAAGAAAATACACATTATATTAGTGAAACTGAAGATAATAAAATTAAGGAAATTCAACAAAAAGTATTAGAAAATAGACAACGGTTACAAAAAATGTATGACGAACGAATATCTCGACAACATAAAATTTAAAGTTGGCTTACATGTGTAATTTTTTCTCTGCGACTAACAACACGGTTAGGAACCCATTTTTTAAATTTTGTATGAAAGTTACATTCCATATATAAAACTTTATTGACATCAACATACTTGTCTTCATCTATATTCTGGAATTCATCTTCATCTTCACTTTCTTCAATATAATCTAAATTATCATTTTCGCGGATTTTTCTGAATAACGAATTCATAAAAACACTTGTTTTATAATCAGGTATATACGCAACATTGTAATATACACGTTGATTATTTCGACCATAAGCAAAAATATGATATATATCAAATTGAATATCTGCCATCACCTGAAAAATAGCAGGATAACGATATTGTGATTTATGCGGCAACATTTTGAATGGGGTTAAATCCATATCATATAAAGGATTAATTGTTTGACGTTTGGTTGATGGTAAATTCACTACGTTTAACTTTTTATGAATAAAAATATTGACAAATGGACGTTTTTCTTGAGCACATCTATATTGAATATGATGAATGTTATAGGGTATCGTTTGAAAAATATCACTGGAAATTGTATTTGGGTATTCAATCGCATTCTCACCAATACAAACTTCCCAGAAAATACAACTATATATAGGGTAATGTATGTCTTGTTTGGTAATAGCATTATAAGTTTTATTCAACATTGATAATTTTTGTATCATGGGTGTATTATTGAGTAATATTCCTTTATAATATAAAATATCATCAACTATAATGGCTTTTAATTCATTAAGTTCATTAACAACACATGAACCATATAATACCGTACCTATTGCCAAGTTCATATCAAATTCTAAATTTAGTTGTCTTCCCTTAGTAATACGTTTGTCTCGGTTTAATTCAAACATATAACACACATCTTTCTCATGGTTATATGTAAACCATAAAAACACCTTTTTACCTACTGGTATAGCAGACACTACATTATATGCGGGTGAAACTTTCGTATGTGAAATAGTTTCATATGAAAGTTCAAAATCAGGAAATCTATCAGATAAATGGTTTATCTGTGCGGTGTTTAATTCTGACATTATAGTAATTACATAATTATGTTTAAATGGGTTTGCAAATATAGTTATGGTTCAGTTACATATTGCTGCGTTTGAGAATTCATAAATGTTAATAATTCATTATTCATGTCATTTACATTTACACGTTCAGTGAATAGTTCAGTATTTTCATCTTTCACTTCTACGAAATCATTTACAACCGGATTATTCATTTCAGCTACTATTTCCTTATATTTTTGGATTTGCGTATTTACTAAATCCTTGACTTTTGGCTTTGTATATGTCGTCTTCAAGTATTCAAATCCGCATTGTAATGTATAAATTATCGCAACAAATATAATAATCTTAAGTAAAAACGATATCAATGGATTTGATAACATATTGTTGGTATACACAAATACAATAAAAAGTTTTATATATTTTTACGACAAAGACTATTATAATAATCTATAAAGGGTATAAAATGTAGAATATAGTTAGGTCTATATTATGACATCCGTATCTATTATTATTATTGAAAAGGGAGGTAATGTTAAAGAATTGAAGGTAAAAAATTATAATGAAGATGAACTCTATAAAAAGTGCGGATTCAAATCATCAACCGATTTTAAATTTAATTCCGCATGGAAAAATATAACTTTAAATAAGGTAACATATAACATTCATATATATGGTAAATTAGTTGGTAGAGCCAATCAAGAAAATAAATATGAGTTTCCGCCCCCAATAGATAATACCTTATTTTTTGGCAGTTGTGTTTTAGTGAATAAAGTAGATAATATACCTAAGAATTTGACTTCTGGTGAATGGAACCGTATATACGACCATTTATATGGCGGATTTGAAGATATTGGAGACGAAGATTCTGAGGAAAGTGATGATGAAGATGAAGGATTACCTAAAACCAAAAGTGGATATGTAAAAGATGACTTCATTGTAGATGATGATGATGATGGTGATGGTGATGAAAGTTATGATAGTGAAATATCTATTCCAAAAACAACAAAACGAAACATTCCACCAAAAACACCTCGTCGTAATAAAGCTCCTACTGTTTTTAATATATCAGATTCTGAAGATAGTGAATATACAAACGAATTAGAAGAAGAAGAATACCTGTAATACCAGAAAATTGAAATAATATAAACAGTAAATACTATAATCATTATAATATTTACACAATGCGTAACATTGCTAATCCTACTGAATTCCGTAATAACATTTCAAACAAATTAAATACGATAATCAACGATGATACATTATGCTTAAATGTAGAACGGGGGATTTTTAATTATTCACTAAAAGAAGCAGCCAGTAAGAAAATCATAAAGAAATGGGAGAACCCACGATTCGTACAAATATATTTAGATAGATTACGAAGTATTTATATGAATTTAAAGAATCCAACATTTTTAAATCAAATTAAAAATGGTGAGGTTAGTCCAATTAGTATTGCATCTATGACTCATCAAGAAATGAATCCTTTACAATGGAAAACTTTGATAGAACAAAAAGTTATACGTGACGCAAATAAATACACAAATAATATCCAAGCATCTACTGACATGTTTACATGTAAAAAGTGTAAATCTAAGAGATGTACTTATTATGAATTGCAAACACGAAGCGCAGATGAACCAGCAACAATTTTCATAACTTGCTTAGATTGTGGTAAGAATTGGAAATCATAATCTATTTACCAAGTTGAATAAACTACATATAAATTTAAAGCAATAGCACCAATTGATAAAAAATACATATAATCTAATCCTTTTTTTAGTGCTGGAGAGATTTCATTCATCATTTTGTCGTCAACTAATGGTAGTAAAAAATATTGATAATTGTGTTCCAATGGTTCTTCATTGTCATCTCTGGAATCATCACGATTTATGAATGGAGTGATAGGTTCTCCATAGTGAATAATACCAAGTAATTCTTTTATTTTTGGTAAAGATAACTTACGTGAATTCCATTGCTTTGAACTCTTGGAAATATCTTTTGAAAAATCGTTTAATTCAGTTTCATTAAATCCATCAAAAATTTCATCGTATTTGCTATTTTTTATATCATAATATTCATCTAATATGTCATTCATAAATTCGTCCTTTGAAGTTTTATTCATGGTTAACCCTTTTTGATAACCCAATATTCTGATATCTGCTATGTTATACATAGAATTCATAATATGCTTGGTATATTTTCGTTTTAAATTACATTTCATGTCTAATGCAATAGATTCTTCAAAATCTTTAACTACAATATCAATTCTGGGGTCTTGACAATAACTTATCGTATGTCCTTCATCGTCGCAAAACGAACAATGTATAGGTCTTTTCTGATTTTGTGACATTACATTATTTATATGTTTTTTTCTATATTACTTTTGTGAAAAAGAAAAAAATAATGTAACTATTTTTTTCTTTGTAAAATTTTTATACTAAAATTACTAAATCTGATACTTTCCAATATTCACATCCACCATTTGGTAAAGGTCGTTTGATAATAAACGGAATTTTCTTTTCTTCAAATTCTTTTAATGCGATTAAATAACCGTCTATCACATTATCATCAACTTCTACGAATGGCTGTGCTCCTGAGTTCAGCTGTTTTGCACGTTCTCCTAATATTCTTGCTTTTTCATATTTTGTAATAAAAGGCAAGGTTTTATGTAACGGGTCTACAATTGTACCACTGTTATTACGCACAATCTTTGACATAGTTTGTATTTCATCATAATTATGATTGTATAACTCTGGATGAAATCTTGTAATAATATCATTTTTATCAGTATTGTTAAATTTTTGTAAATCATCCTCATCTGAATCCTTATCTGAATCCTCATCTGAATCATATGCACCCATTGCAAACATGTTTGTTCCTTCTGGTATTTCATTATTATCATCACGTTCTAAAATGCCTTCTTCTCCATACTCGTCCATATCCGATTCCATTATACTTTCATCATCCTCATCGTCATCGTCGTCAACGATATCATTGTCATCCATAGGCACAGGAATAGATTTAACTGGCTTATTTGTTTCTACTGACATGTCATCATCATTATCTTCAATGTCACTTGGTACATTATCTTCGTTATCACTGGGTACATAATCATCAACGTCCATAGTAGTTATTAGTTATTATATTATTAGATAATGTAATTTTTCTAAATAGTTAATTATTAACTTGATTTTCAATTTTCTATAATATATAATTTATTTACGTTCGTCCGTTTTCCATTTTGTGTCACAATCCGCGCATATATACAAATACTTCAAATTATCGTTATCGTACCGAAGATAGATGACCCCATGTTCTGTTTTACATTCATCATTCGGACATTGAATATTATATAGACGAGGTAGAGTTGGGTCCATTTTAGTATACTCATTAAACAAATGGTTAAATTCATGAGTTCCTTTCTTTAATTGGGTGTTTGTTACACATATTCCTTCTTGAGTAATAGTTTCATCAACATGTTTACAATTACGGCAATAATAGGTTAACTCATTTGGATTATTTTTATTAATCCCGATGTAGTACATGTTATCACACTTATCGCAAAACTTCATTTTATATACTACTCAAGTATTATTTATTTAAATAGTAATGTTCAAGATACACTTAATCAATTTTCCAAAATGATTTAGTAATCCTATATGTGCATAATATATAATTGTGTATGCTGATATATTACCATAAATGGTATGCGTACTTACCCAATTTTGGTATAAAATTGAAAGCAAAAATATATATATTCAAATGGAATAAAAATATATCAACAGTATATCAAAAGAGATGGAGCAATCTATCGCAACTGGTACCTCTTCAAAAAGTAAACCACCAATCAGTGTTAAATATGCTGGATTCCAAGACTTTATGATGAAACATCAACTCAGGAAGGGTGAGAATAATAATAATAAAGAAATAACAAATACGCGAATAGGTAGTAAAGATGATAATATATATGGAGGTTCATATTCCATTCCACCAGAAGACTACGAGTTATTTCTGAACTTGTATAATCGTGATATTTTTACTACAAATAAAAAAGAATATTTAACTGAGAAGCAACTTGTTGATAATGGTCCTATATTGGTCGATATTGACTTACGTCACGACTATGACATTGATGAGCGTCAATATACAGATGGACATATTGAAGATATGATTGATATCTATCTGGATGTTTTTAAAGATATCTTCCAAGTAGACAATACATGTGAGTTTACTATTTATGTGTTACAAAAGCCTACCGTGAATCGTGTAAAAGATAAGAACTGTACGAAGGATGGAATCCATTTAATATTCGCATTAAAGACCGACCGTAACACACAAAAGATTATACGAAATAAAGTGATTCCATTGGTAGCAGATGCTTGGGGTGATTTGCCAATAATTAATTCATTTGAAGATGTATTCGATAAGGGTATTACAGATGGAACTGTAAATTGGCAGTTATACGGGTCAAGAAAACCAAATAATGACCGTTATAAATTGACCCGTATTCACACGGTAACATATGATGATACAGATGGTGAGTTCATGCGTAAAGAGGTACCCTTACAATCGTTTGATGTAAACCAGAATATCAAAGAATTATCGGTTCGTAATGAGAACCATCCGTCTTTATTCTTGAAATCTTCCTTCTTGAAAGAACATGAAGAATATGATCGTAAAAATAACATTCAACGTGCTGGTAATTCTTCTAAGCCAATAATGACATTTCAAGACATTCCTGTTATAGAAGATATGCAGGTAGCCAATATAAAAACACGTGATGAACTTGATATGATGGTAAAAGTATTTTTGGAGACGTCATTGGGTTCTCAACTCGATTATGAATTGAAAGATTCACATGATTATGTAATGATTTTGCCACCATCATACTACGAGGCTGGGTCATATTTGAAGTGGATGAAAGTGGGTTGGTGTCTTAAAAATATAAGTAATCGTTTGTTAATTGTATGGATTGCGTTTAGTGCGAAGTCATCAACTTTTGATTTTGGGTCTATTCCTGAATTATGTGAGAAATGGAGAGGATTTGATAGACGACCCAACGATGGAATCACCAAGCGTTCATTGTATCATTGGGCGAAGACCGATGCTCCAGAAGAATATATGCGTATTATGAATAACTCATTGGATTATCATGTCGAACAAAGTCTTAAGATAAGTGGCGGTAAAGGTAAAAATAATGAAAAATCTGGTTGTGGTGATTGGGATTTAGCATGGGTATTATACCAAATGTGTAAACATAGTTATGTATGTACCAGTGTTAAAACCAATATGTGGATGGCATATAAAAACCATCGTTGGCATGATAACGATTCGGGAACCACATTAAGAAAAACTATATCTGGACCCTTAAGAGAACGATATCGTAATAAAGCAGTACAATATATGCATAATAACCAGGAAAATAGTAATCGTACGGATGACGATGAACCTGTTGCAGAACAAGATGAATTACATAGAGTTCTTCAACAGAGGGCTATTAATATTTCACAAATACTCGCCCAAACGAATAATAAAGACCATATTATGAAGGAAGCAAAGGAATTATTTTATGACGGAGATTTCTTAGGAAAGTTAGACGTAAATCCGCATCTACTTTGCTGTAAAAATGGAGTATATGACTTTAAAGAAAATCTTTTTAGAAATGGCATCCCCGAAGATAATATTTCGATGTCTACAAATATTGACTATAAATCACTTGATACAGTCAAATACGCAAGTAAGATTACTGAAATTAATACTTTCATGGACCAGTTGTTCCCTGAGAAATCATTATGTGAATATATGTGGGATCATTTGTCATCAACCTTATTAGGTACATCAACGAATCAGACATTTAATATGTATATTGGTGGAGGGCAAAATGGCAAGTCTGTGTTAGTGAATTTAATGGAGGTTGTATTAGGTGACTATAAGGGTGATGTACCCCTTACATTAGTAACTGATAGACGCGGTAAGGTAGGCGGATTAGCCCCTGAAATCGTCCAATTAAAGGGAATACGTTTTGCAGTTATGCAAGAGCCGTCTAAAGGAGATGTAATTAATGAGGGTGTTATGAAACAGTTAACCAGTGGTAAGGACCCTATTCAAGGTAGAGCTCCTTATATGCCACAGACTATTTCGTTTCTTCCCCAATTCAAATTGGTTGTTACCTGTAATGTCTTGATGGGTATTAAGAGTAACGATCATGGTACTTGGAGACGTATTCGTGCTGTTCCATTCAAATCTCTCTTTACAGAAACTCCAGTTGAAGGTGACAAGGAAAAACCATTCCAATTTCTCATTGATAAGTCAATTGACGAGAAGTTTGATTCATGGAAAGAGGTATTCTTAGCAATGTTGGTAGAACGTGCGTCTAAAACGAAAGGTCTGGTTAATGACTGTGACATCGTCCTACAAAAGAGCAATGAATACAGAAAGAGCCAAGATTATCTATCTGAGTTCGTTGAAGAATGTGTATTACGTAGTAACCATCAATCGTGTATTCAGAAGTCAGAGCTTAACAATGAATTTGTACGATGGTATGAGACTAATTATGGTGGACGAGGCCCTTCACCAAAAGACCTTCATGAATATATGGATAGATGCTTTGGTAAAAACCGTACATCAAAATGGTTTGGTGTTGCGATTAAATATGAAACAAATGATGAGGATAATGAGGATGAACTTATAAAAAATAGCGTAGAGAATGGGGAGTATAGTGGATTGTAACGTAGTAACTAAATAAAATATTTTGGGTAAATATATAATTTTATAATAATTATATATTTTTTACTTTGCAGGTACATAAGGTTCAGCTCGCATCATAGCTTTAATAAATAAATATTGATTATAAATCGATTTTTCCAATCCAAATATATAAAGTGGATATAGTGAAATTAAGAGGATTATTATGAATTTACCATAAATATTTTGGGTAATCATTCCAGTCAAAACCCTGTAAATAACATATAGTGCTACCACAATATACAATAAAAAGAGACCTTTGTTTAAGGTTACATAATAGGGATGTTTTGAATCATTTATCAAGTATTTTCTATCAGAAGTAGTAAGATTATTTTTTTGTTTAGAAATTGCCATGGAAACCTCGTCATTTTGAGACGTAAGTAAATTAAAGTAATTCTCAGCAGCTGAATTTTCTTTCTTTTTTAATGGTAAAATCTCATCTAATTTACTGTCAGTTACGTTTTTTGATTTCACAAATTCATTTTCAGCTGGAATCAATACGTTATTTTGTTTTCGGTCATTTGTTGCATTAATTGATTTAATATCATATTCTAAGTCAGCTATTTCTTTTTCTAATTTCTGTATTTGGAGCTTTAACGAAAATAATCTTTCTTTTTTTGCTTCTTTCGTGTTTTTTAAAGTAGGGTTATCAACTATATAATAATTATATACACGCTCATATTCTTTTTGCAAGCGGTCACGTTCAGAAGTTACACTTGCCAGACGGTTATATAGATTGGTTCTATCACGTCTACGGTTATCTCTACGATTCGTATATCTAACATAAGGATCTACATCACCTTGACCATATCCTTCAATCAACGTTGTAAATATCATATTACTTTACTTGTTATACTATAGTATCATTTTTTAGTTACAACTAAATCATATATTCTATATGATAATGGATATAACATTAAACTCATTCCCAATATAACTTTTGTCTTCAAACCCATTTCATTTTGTATGTAAACGATTTGGTACAATATCACTAAGCACAAAATATAATATATCCACCAAAATATGGAATTTAATGATACAAAATAGGCAGTATGTTTTTCTTGATATTCAGTATTTCTATAATCATTACTATATTTTTGATTAAATTTATCTACCGAACGCATTAATGATGCGTTACGGTTTAGATAATCGTCTTGTTTTAACAGTTCTCGTGCTATAATTTTTGTATAAAGTACTTCATACTCGTCATCAAAAAAGTCTTGTGTTCGTTTCTGAAGGTTCCCGTATTTCGTTATTTCAACTATTGCTTGTTCCACTGATTTCAATAAATACTTCGCACTTTCTAAATCTTCCTCCAATCCTTTTTTTGTACTTGTTAATTGTGTTCTTGTAGTTTCGTTTGAAGTTATGTCCTTACCTAATTGATCAATGTCAGAATTTAATTGTTCTAATTCACTTTTCATGGTATTTATTTGTTGTTCTAACTGATTTTTAATAGGAATAATTTGATTAATTTTTGATTGTATGCCCGCATTTTCAGCATCTAAATTTCTTAATCGAACTTTTCTTTCGTCATAAGATATACGCGATGGTGCTCCTCCCATGATATAATGTACTTACTATATCATGGGATAAAAATAACTATACTTTTGAATAATTATCATATTCGTTGGCATAGTTTTCTTTTACATTATTGATGTTGATTCTTCGTTTGTTTCCATATTTCGCGGTAGACATTGTAGTAAATGGTTGTTTTTCGACAGCACCAGAACCCGCACCAGCATCAGCACCAGCATCAGCACCAGTATAATTATCATCGTGAACGCATTTTGAAATATCATTTTCCCACTTAGTACCTGGACTACAGCAATAAGAACCAACACATCCGTATAAATTCATTCCTCCTAATAAATCACCTCCTTCTTCTTTTGAAGCAGCTTTGGCGGCAGATTGTAATTCAGCTGCGGTACGAGCAGCTGGGTCAGGTAAATCTAATTTGTTGAAATTGATCTTTTCACGTCTGGATACCTCAATCAATATACTTATTGTATATATCGATGCCCCAAACAAAACAAGTATTGTGAATAAATCAAACATAAATGAAGGCAAAAACTCAAAATTCTTTTTTGATATTACTAAAATTACACTAATAGCTAAGGCTATTACCCATGCGTATTTTATCTTATTGTATTCTGCTTGTTTTTTCTGATAACTATCATTTAATTCAATAGCGCGTTTTTTTCCTACTAAAGCATTATCAATAGACTGTTTCTTAAGCAGTAATCTATCCTTTTCAGTATCAACAATATCAGCTACATCTTTTTGATGTGTTAATACATTATTACTTGACACATTCGCGGTTTCAAGCGACGCATATGCCGACTCTAATTCTGTTTGTAATTTTGTAATTTTTAGATCAAGGTCTAAATCATCTGGGGTTTCTTTGAGAACCCTCAAATATTCTTTTTGCAATGCGACCAATCCATTTAAATCTGTAATATTACTCATTTTTAAAATATATATTATCAAAATATTATATATTGTTTATTCTCGGGCTATCAATATACTTGCTACCAGTAATGTTGATGCGGTTACTACTCCTAAATTAAAGATAGAATTGTTATGTTCGATTAAATCTTTGGTATCATCTAATCTAACATCAGAAACGTCTTTCGTTTTTTCTAATTCTACTGATAAATAGCTATTGTATTTATTCTCACTCTCTAATTTATCTCTTAATCCAGTTTCATCATTATTCTTAATAGAACTTATTTCATTACTTAATTTGGTATAATTTTGGTTAATTTTATCAAGAGATGATATGAATTGTGTTTCTTTTTCTTGTAAAGGTTTTATTTGATGGTCGTTAATGAAATCATTTACTGGCATGTTCTCTGGTTTTTCAGACGAATTCTTAAATCCTTCAAACATTTTACGTTGATTAGCCTGTAATTCTGCTACTTTTGAACCTAATAGTTCTTGGTATTCAGTTATGGGTTTATTATTTATTTCATAATCTGAATATGCTGTGTAGTTAGATAATTGTTGTACTTCTCTGTTTGGTAATGTTTTATTATATTTATCTAAAATGTATAAATGAGATTGTGGAACATTTTTACCTACTTCAAGTTCTTTCATTTTCTTGTTTTTTATATATAGTGATGATTTTTTAATATTTCCATTTGGTTGAATTGGAATGTATTTATCGGGCATACCGGTACGTATACCGCAATAATTATTACCGGTCTTAGATTCAACATAATATATATGTTCGCAAGTGTCATCCGCATTACCTTTTTTGAAACATTCTTCTTTGTCTTTTACTAATACCATGTTATTATCATTTTCAGGTTGAAATTCACCTATATATTTATATGTTTTGTCGTTTGTTAACATCTCATTACTAATGTTTTGTATTTTTTTGTCAGCACTATCAATAAATATATATTCATTCATTAGTTTACTGGCATCCGTCTTAAATGCTTTATAATCACCTTTATCTTCTGTTTTTGTGTAGTTACCCGTACATCCGGAAATAGTCTTTTTTAATACCAAATTCCCTTCTTTTGTCATTTCTAATTTGAAAATATGGTTGTTTGATACCAAACTAATACCATTATGTTCTATTTTATCCCCTTTGTTTGTATGTGAGTCATAAGGATATAAAAAGTTTTGTGGATTACCAGAAGATAGTTTATGTTTTGTCCAGTTTGGATTGGGACGTCCATCGCTTAGTTTACGAGTCTTTACGGTTTCTTTCATTTGGGCTGCGGACAGTGCGATAGATTTTTCATTAGCATATATTATTCCACCATCATCTAAATATAGGTTTTTACCACCCAATTTGTTACCATTTACATCATCGCATTCAAATGTACGTGTTTGATTCTTTCCGGTTTGATTCCAATGTTTATTATGCTTTTCATTTCGTATTGACTGGATTCTACGTTCTTCTGCTAATCGTTTTCTTTCTTCTTCTTCTTTTATTTTTTGTATTCTTTCATGTTCTTTTCTTTCATTTTCTCTACGTATAGCAGCTAGTTTCTTTTGTCGCAATTGTTCCAGTTTCTTTTGTTGCAATTGTTCTAGTTTCTTTCTTTTTTCTTCTTCTATCTTTCTTATTTTTGTATTTCCATCGTTCTCAATCATTTGTTTTGCAGTATTTGTGTTACAAAATTCCCACCTTGAATTACGGTCATTTGTATAACACCATATTTGGGGTTCTCCATCTGGATTTCTACAATAATTATGAGCGCCTAGTCCTTTTCCAGGATAATTCCAAGGAGTACGACTGTGACCGTGAGGCCATTGGTCTACCCATCGTTGACATTGTCTACCACTTTGAGTTTTATTTAAAGTACCTTTATAATATATACCTCCAGAACGTGTAACATCATTTTTTAATTGCTGAGTTTGTCGTTTCACATTATCTATAATATTGCCCATAATATATATTTAAAGTTATATATATTATATATTTAATTTTTACTGAATATCACTATATCTACTACCATAACAAGTTTTTTCATTTTCTTTCAAAATATAATATGAATTTGGATTATCGTATGCGTTTTCATCAATAGTATTTCCTAATTGTTTTAATACATTTCCACCATTATCACATATAAACAATGCTCCATTACGATAATATGCGTAATTGCCTGGTTTTATTAAGTGTTTCTCGTTATCGTTAAATGCCTTCCATATTGTCACTTCTTTTAAAGTGTCGCTGGTTTCTTCTATATTTTCAGAAATCGCATTACTAACATAACAATCGTAATACCCATTTGAGGGTGATGATAAATTATTTTCTACTAAAGAATAATAAACCGATTCTTTATTTACGTTTTGTTTGTCTTTCATTTGTTGTTTTAGATGATTATGTTGTTTTATTGCAGCATTCATTTTACAACTTTCTTCAGTGTGCATATTATTATCTAATTTTGTCATATTAATTTTTGGGTTTCCAGTGGATTCGTCTTTGATGTAACATCCACCTTCTAATTTGGTTACCGTTTTATTTTCAATAGGCATATACGTTATCTTAAAATTATCAATAGCAGTATTTACACTATCACGTAACTTTTGTCCATTCTCATTAAACTTATTCATAGTATAGATGTTATTATACTATGAATGGATAATTTTTTTCTGAAATTACCGTTTTGACATATTGGTAAGAAGCAATCCAGTTACGACAGCACCAGTAAGTATACCTGTGTATAACAATACATCTGACACAGTGTCTGTTATATTATTGAAAAACGTAGTTTTGGTATCCTTTGCGTTTTGTTCCTTTATTTTAGGATTTTCTATTTCTAAAGTAGTATCAGTATAGTTAGAATAAGTAGGTCTATATAAGTCTGCTCCTTCTAATCCATAACCATTTTGTTTATTATATTGATTAGTAAATCCATCTATTGAACGGTGTAATGTAGAAAACGTTTCAGGAACACTACTCAATTGTGGGGTTCCCTTTATTTTTAGTGTATTGATTCGTAATCTTGACATTTTATCACCCATTTGCGTTATTATTAATCGGAAATATGAGAATTTATTATAGGAAGTTACCGAAAATGTTTTAGTAGGTGAATTTTGAGATGGCATATCAGTATCATTTATAAGATATTGGTCTACATAGTCCCATGAATTTCCATCATTTGAAGAAACTAAGGTAAATTTCTTAAGAAAAGAGTTTTTTGCAGAAAATGTAGGAGTTGTAATTGAAAAGCTTGTTAAATATATTTTATAAGGTATCTTGATTTCAATCCATTCACCTGGTATTTCTGTCTTGTTTTTATTTGGTCCTACTTTTGTGTTCCATGTATTATCATCAGAACCACCACCTAAATAACTGGATGGCGTAATACCTGAATAGGGTGACTGAGTATAGTTTGAATAATTTTTTGAAGTGTTATTGTTACCTTCATTATCACATTCCCAATATGTTGTTGTATCATCATTGAAAGCATTAAATCCTTGAGTATTATTACTATAATAAGATGAAGTCTTTATTGTATAATTTCCATTAGGTATATATCCAAGTATTGATTTATCATCAATACCAGATATATTTGACTCCATTGTGGTTAATGTTCTATCTTCTACGGGTATTGCCTGTATTATATTTTTTGGTGACATCGTTTTATATTATAGGTATACAAAACTTTTCATAATTTTACAAAACGATGTCAAAATTATAGCTTTTTAAAAATAAAAAACAAAGACGATGTTAATACTACTGATAATACTAAACTTGAGTACATAGTCGCATCATATTTATCTTTATAGTCAGAATTAATATTGTCTTCATCATCATTTAACTGTTTCATTTTTGAATCAAGTTCTTTTCTTAATGGTATTATTTCACTATGAGTTCCTACTATTTTTTTATGATTTTTCTCATAATCCGCACTACTTATATATTGATTTAAAGGAGCTCCTTGTAAATCCTGTATGCTACCATTAGTCATTAGTTTATCATATATACCATTCACTGTTTGAATATCTTTATCTGCGTTCGTACAGTCTGATTTTACTGAATCAGGTAGAGTTGCATCAGTACACTTTGTATATTTTTGATATTTTTCATTAAATTCTTTTAAATCTGCTAAAACTTTCACACTTTCCTCCATCATTGTTAGACCCTCTATTCTTGACATAGTATTGTTCTTATTACTATATGATTGGAAAGTTTCACAGGGTTTATTTAATGTATAACAACGATTACCGATTACGTTAAAAATTGACAATGATACAGAACCTAATCCATAAAACCCTGTATATGCTTGGTTTAGAGAGGTTATTACAAGACGTAAATATTTATACTTTTTCTTATTATCTATATTGAATGAGATAGGTGAATTATTGGTAGAATATACTGGTTTATAGTCAAAATGGCTATCTAATATTTCCCATTTATTAGTATCATTCGCACCTAATACATAAAAATCCTTTGGAAACGGGGTTAGCTCATTCGTCCCATCTCGTTTACCCGGTAATAATTCATATTTTTTAACTACCAATGTTTTTGGTATTTCTACCTCTACCCATTCACCTTTTATAATTGAATTATTTGCTAATATTGTTTGTGTATTACCTATGTATTTTCCATCATTAGTTATACTAACTGGTAATTCATTCACATTTACATCAGAAGTTTCATTAAGTGTTTTTTGAACTTTATCTACTTTGGTTTTGAAATCTTGTTTTATTTGGTTTATTTTTTTGTCTATTCTGGTATTCTCGTTTGTTTTAGAATTACGTTCATTTAAGTACCTCTGATATGCTGGTGTATCTAATGTATATACTTGGGTTGATAACCCACCATCTCCCCAACCACCACCACTATCTGTACGCCGGACTATTAAATAATTCAATGTTCTTACACTAAATCTATCTCCAAAACGATTACCTATAACTGTATTTTCGGGTCGCATACTTGTGTCAGGTAACGCAAACCATTTTGAGTGTTTATTGTTATGACTACCAATATGTTGATACGTACGGGTTCCATCCGCACTAATTACATGTGTTCCTAGTCCCCCGTCGCCCCATCCAGAGTTACTGTCAATACGTTCAACCAACATATAATTTTGAACGTGGGTAGCGAATTTATCTCCATAGCGATTTCCAATATTTGATGAAATTGCCTTCACGCCAATTTGTGATAATTGAACTGGCTTTGTGTTTCCACCATAACTACCAATATGCACGTTGCTTGTTTTTTTGAAATCAGTAGGGGATTTTGTTTCTATCCTTTTTTTTTGATTATTATACGTTTGTATGGTTTTAGTCATTTCATTTTTGAAAGAAATAACATTATTGCGTAATGTATCTTTATTCTTCTGATTATCATTTAATAATTTTCGATTTTTACCATCTTTTACAATTTCACCCCTTGAATAATCACCCTGGGTAACTTTTCTATTCGTATAAAGGTCATCTTGGTATGTTTGTATTGAGTAATTACTGGTCCATTTTGTAGAAGATTTACCATCGGTTACATTTCGTACATTACTATTGGTACTACTACTGGATGCGCGTAATGAAACTGTATCAGATGGGATTATATTTACACTAACACCCGTATCTGATTTTTGCACGTTTTCAAACCATTTCTTGTTATCATCGCTCATATTACTATTAGAATGTTCTTTATAGTAGTAATATATTTTTTATACTTTTCTAAATCGGTACATTAGAATCATTAATCCAACAATACCTATAGTCAGATTTGCTGTTTTAAATAATTCACGGTTAAATATACTCTGGGAATCTTTGTACTTTCCTTCCGAACCACTGTGGATTTGTTGTATATCAAGTATGGTGTCTGCTAATTTCTTGTTTTGACATAATTGTCTATCTAAACAGTCCTTACGATTTTTATTAAATTCTTCTCCTTGACAATCTGTTGGTTGATATGCTTTATTTAATATTTTTTCACAACGGTCTTTCTTTGGCATATCTTTTGATTTTATAGCATTTGTGTAAAAAAAATCCTTCATATCATATCCAATTTCAACGTTTAGTGTAGCCATCTTCTTTATATTATCAATTTATTTTTTTAGACACAAATACGATAATAATCGTAAAATAATGCAGATGAACTTTCTCGTTCAAATTTACAAACTTGTCCTGGACGCATACACTTTGCTAATGCTTGTGGGTCAAAACGAGATATTTCGGGTAATTGTTTTGTATCCATGATATTATATTTTTGTTTTAATTCATCTATTTCAGAATTTCCTAAAATGGTACATTTTGGTACTAACGTATGGTTTAAAATATTATATTGAAGTCTATTAATATTATGAATCACCACAAATATACCATCACGATTATATAAATATTTAATCTTATTTACGGTTGTTTCGTTTGGTTCGTCTTCGATAATGAGTACCAATGTATCGTTCTTTGTAAGCGTATTATCAATATGATATACGTCTTCTATAATGTTATCTAAATTCGCACGATTAATTTGTTTTGACGTTAAATAATATTTTATGTGTATCTTACGTTCATCTTTGGTATGTTTGAGAGTAAAATCTAATTGTGTATTATTATTCATTGCATCAATTTCATTAATACTAAAATCCATGTGTTCTGATGTATCATATTCTAATTCTTCTAATTGGTCTATAAGTGTATTTCTGGATTTAAATAACTTCAAAATTCTGCTATTGGTTGTAGATGTGTTTGTGCTTGCCATTCTATTATATATAAATAAAGTTTATATTTTTATATAATAGTTATCGTATTCAATTTTTTATCTTCAAATGTCTATATCTTTCTAACAACCAAATTGTTAAAATCTAATTTACCGGATTTATTTGTATTAGTTGGTTCTATATCAGACTTAGACAGTTCTTGTTCTATCGATGGATTAAATGATACGGGTTCATTATCATAGTCGGTTGTATCACGGTTTTGTATTATATTGTTAGGTTGTGTATCATTATCAGATGAAAAATCATTACCGTTATTTATGATTTTTATACTAATTGGAGGGGTGTGATGAATACCTGTATGACTATCATGATTTATACCTCCTCCTCCTTCCATTGAACTGTTAGTTGATGGTGGCGGTGGAGGTGTAGTAGGACTCATAGAAGATTCATAACCATTTGGTTTATATATATCTAAAGCTGTCACTAATTTTACTGTATCCAAGTCCTTTAAACCTGGCGTATTTGTTTCTATTTTTAAAAAACGATCACCAATGTTTGTAACATTCCATAATCTGTTAGGATTTTCATCTCCTCTGTAATGTACTTGTTCGCCTACTGTATATTCACGTGCCTGTCTTGATAACTCATTAAATTCTGGCTTTTCTGGAGTAGGGGTTCCATATATTTCTTGGTTTAATAAATCTGAAAAGGTGTCTTCATTTTCACCAACATTTGCTGGAGTTCCCGGAGCATACCCAGGGCTATCACGTGACCCGTATATTTCTCGGTTTAATGAATCTGAAAAGGTGTCTTCATTTTCACCAACATATGGTGAATTAGGGTTGTATGCGGGTGAACCTGGTGGATATGCTGGTGAACCTGGTGGATATGCTGGTGAACCTGGTGGATATGCTGGTGAACCTGGTGGATATGCCGGTGAACCTGGTGGATATGCCGGTGAACCTGGTGGATATGCGGGTGAACCTGGTGGATATGCGGGTGAACCTGGTGGATATGCGGGTGAACCTGGTGGATATGCTGGTGAACCGATTGGCGTGGTAGAAGGAGATTCGAGTGGCGTGGTTGAAGGAGATTCAGGACTAAACGTTATATTTGCCCGTTTTGTCACATCCGTATTTTTGATGTTATTTCGTATTTGTCGTACTATTTCTTGGGGAGAAAACTCAGTATTAAAGGTCAAATGATTAATGTTATTAGAATAAGTCATACTTTCGAGCTGTTCTATATTATCATCTGTAATTAATCGCATTTGTACGTTCATTGTTTGAAGTTCTTGTAATAACAATTTGAACGAATAAGGCACATTCACAATACTGAAATTGCGTCCGAATTTACTTACTTGTTCTAAGTGTTGTTCTTTACCATCTAATGAACCTGTAAATTTCAATGGACCATCTGCCATTGGACTCATAAAAATATTCTTAGACGGGTTATAAACCGCCATCATACCAGTTGTGTTACAAACTGCCATATGATATTTATCTGCTCTATCCATCATTGATTCGCGTAAAAATTCAGTTGCACCGTGTGAAATTACTACATCACGTTCCATTTCACCTATACGAAGACCACCATCATTAGCACGACCAGATACAGGCTGACGTGTTAATTGTGTATTAGGACCACGAGCACGATAATTTACCTTGTCCTTTACCATATGTTTCAATCGCATATAATAATTAGGACCCATGAATATTTCACTCTCAATTTGTTCTCCAGTCATACCATTATATAATAATTCATTTCCACTTGAATGATAGCCTACGTTTGTTAACATTTCTCCAAATACCTTTATTTTTGAACCTTTGTTATTAAACGCAGTACAATCAGTAAATCCACCATATATAGATGACGCCTTACCTACTATACATTCTACCAAATGTCCTATTGTCATACGTGATGGAATAGCATGTGGGTTGATAATCATATCTGGACGGACTCCGTCACGTGTAAATGGCATATCGCTTTCAGGAATAACCAGTCCGACAGTTCCTTTTTGCCCCGCTCGAGAAGCCATTTTATCACCTAAATTAGGTATTCTGATTTCACGTACACGAACCTTAGCAATACGAGTACCTGTTTCACCATCAGTAATAAATGTCTTATCTACTGTACCCAATTGTCCTTTTTTTGGCATTTTTGACATATCAGAAAGGCTACTATCTTGTGAAGAACTCCTGCTTGTCATACCAATTAGTACGGTTTTATCATTTAATTCAGTATTTTCACTGACAATACCATATTTATCTAATTTACTGTAGTCGTAACCCGGTTTTGTTCCGATAATGTCTATTTCGGATTCTATATTTGTAAATGTTTTTTCGGTTGTTTCTTCACTCCCTTTACTAATTTCCTCATGAGTTTCGTAAGTTGTGTAATAAGTCGTTTGGAATAAGCCTCTTTTTAGTGCACCTTCATTTATTAAAATAGCATCTTCTACATTATATCCAGTATAACACATGATTGCTACAATTGTGTTTTCACCATAGGGATTCTCTTCTTTGTTAATATAATCTAAATAACGAGATTTTACCAAGGGGATTTGTCCGGATGATAATACAACCGCAGTTTTATCCATTCGCACCTGATAATTCGTATGATACATAGAACATGCTTGTTTACTTTGACCGCACGAAAAAGAATTACGTGAAGCTGGGTTGTTTTCGGGGAAATTAATGATGTTTGCCATAGTACCGAAAATTAATGACTCGTGGATTTCTAAGTGAGTATGTTTATCTTTATTGCTTGCTTCTAATTCTTCTTGATTAACCGCAATTAATGAATTTTCGGTTTCATTTGTATCAATATAATCTATTATCGCTTTTTCTTCTAAGAAACGTTTTATTCTGGATGGGGCGGTTTCGCCGTTAATGTTATCGTACAATTCAGACAATTCATACATTTTATAGTCATTTGGATTAAAATCTTTTACTGTTTTCTTATTAAATCCTGAAATTAAATCATTCCAAGAGTAATCTCCTTCATCAAGATGTTTCTTTACATTATCTCTGTCAAATGACATTTTATTTGTCTCAGGGTCACGATAGAATATAGGTCTACATATACGTCCGGCATCGGTATAAATAAACACTGTATTTTGTGAAATTTGAAAAGAAACACTTGTATAGATTGGAATCAACCCATTACGTCTATATAAACGTATCTTTTCAATCATTTCATTTGGTGTATTTACCGCACCAGCCCATAGTCCATTTATAATTACCTTGGTTGATTTTGATAATGATAATGGAGTACATTCTTCTAATAATTTCATTTCTGCTTTCTCACGTAACCAGTTAATCATGGGTTCACGAGATACACCTTGAGTTATATATGCGGTTATTGCCATATGTTTGTGAATACCGATATTACCACCATCTGGGGTATCAATTGGGTCAAACATACCCCATTGTGTGCTGTGTAAAACGCGAGGACCAATTAACTTAGCACTTGAATCCAATGGCAAATTAGTTTTACGTAAATGACTAAGGGCGGAATTGTAAGAGAGACGATTTAGGTCCTGGACTACACCAATTCGTTTTGTATGAGAGTGGGCTCCCCAATTACCATTGAATGCAACTCGGAAACCTTCTTCTACGATTTTATCACTGAAAACATTTTTATAGTTCTGTTCGATTAATGCTTGTAGATTATCTTCATACATGGCTTTATTGAATGTAATTTTTGACTCGAAATCTAAATGAATTTTACGAAGCTGCAATGTATAGTATTCGCGAAATAACTCATACATCAAAGAACCTACTAACTCTATACGCTTGTATTTAAAGTTATCGCGGTCAGTAGGTTCATCTACACCTGTATATACTGACAATAAACGATGAGTAATATACCCCAAATAATATGCTTTGTCTATGTAGTTTGTTTCGCCAACATGGGGTAAGAAATAATCTGCTAATATTTCTTGAGCGTGTGAAATTGTTTTACCTTTAGTCAATGATGCTATATATTTCAAAGCATTACGTTGTGTAAGAATACCTCCAGCATCATGTACCGAAGGTATGAATAAATCTATCAAATGTTCATATTTCTCAATATCCAATAAACATGTTTCAATTATCTTTTTATCTGAAATGACTCCAAGAGCACGAAAAACTATAAATAATGGTACTGCTTTCCTTACGTTCGGGATATTTACAACTATGTTTTTAAACGTATATGAAGGAGTAGGTGCCATCATTTTTACAGATAATGTTCTAATTGGTTTGGATACATTCTCTGAAACCGACCGTATTTCAGCGGAATATAAATATTTGTCGTCACCATATTTTTTCATATATAGCATGTTATCGCCAAACTTTTCTTGTGAAACCACCGTTTTTTCTTTTCCACGTATAATAAAATATCCTCCATGGTCGTTACGACATTCACCCATAGTATGACGTACATCAGGGGGTAACCCAGACAAGACACAATAATCGGACTGAACCATGATAGGAAATCTTCCTAATAATACTTTTTCAATGGTCGTTGTTCTCATTTGTTTATTTGAACTTACTAATGACTTCTCAGTTAATTCACGAATTAAAGCAGTCTCTTCGGTTGAGATATCTTGAGTAGTACGTTTACCACGACGTTTTGGTGCTCCTCCTTCGGTGTTATTCTTTGTTGGGTTTTCTGTATCAATTTCAGGTGTATTATCATTTAGTTCTTCCTTAAAATTTATAAAACTACCTTCAGTAGTGTATTGACCGGAGCCAAATAATTCATCTGGACCCACTAATGTTGGTTCGTCGCCATCGTCTAAAATATCAATATATTCAATATCAATGTCGTAATGGATTGTCATACCATATGTCATATTTCGTAGACGTGCCTCATTTGGAAACATGTAATGTGAATTATTATCATCATATATGACTGGTTTACCAAAATATATTTTATTACCATCTTTACCACCAAAATACATTATACACTCTGAACGATATTCATTTGTTTTTTCATCGAATTTTGTCTTTATACGCAATGGGTTTTTCTCTTTAAAAATTTGAAAAATGCCATTTTTAAAAAAATCATTATACGATTCGGTATGGTGTCTTACTAAACTTTGCGGATTGTCTTGAAAATACTTATCCATTAACTTCCATACTGTAGAATTCTCCATAACGAGGTTATATAAAATGGAAATATATATTTATACGGTTTGTTTAGTTTAATATTTTAGTAATATTGTAATAATATTCTAATAATTTTCTAATTATTTTCTTTGTATACTATATAAATTATGGATAACTTCCTCCAATCAATCTTTGGTCCTCTTGGTAAAGACTATTGTCTTTACTTCTACTTCCTTTCCATGTTAGGATTTTTCCTTCTTGCACTTTTATTGGTTACTTCCCTTATGGTAGGTATCTCACAGCGTAAAGGTATGGATTTCTACTTTCAAATGTTAACTGTCGGAATCGGCTATGCTATTTTCTATTTCCAGAACCGTCTTTTACATTCTATGTGCGTCGGGAACGTATAAAAACTATTTAGTATAAAATATATAGATCATGGATATTTTATACTACAGCAACTATTGTGCTCATTCTCAGAAAGTATTACAAACTCTTGTAAAAGGAAATATGAGCGATAAACTAAGTTTTATATGTATTGATAAACGTCAATTAGATAAACAAACGAATCAAACCTATATTGTTCTTGAAAATGGTGGGAAAGTGGTTTTGCCACCAAATATACATAGCGTTCCCGCATTACTATTAATTAAGGATAATTATCGCATCATACACGGTGATGATATTATTAAATTCTTTCATAAAGACATTAAGCAACAGCACAATATCGCCACGAACTTCAATGGAGAACCTGTATCATTCCGTTTAGGAAGCTCGTCTGGTGGAACGAATGTTATGTCCGAACAATATACATTATACGATATGTCTCCAGATGAGCTAAGCGCAAAAGGATCGGGAGGGAGTAGACAAATGTATAATTATGTTTCGGCAGGTACTACTATTGATTTAATACAAACACCAGATGATACATATAAACCTGATAAAGTATCTAATGGGGTGACTATTGATTCATTACAACAAAAACGTATGGATGATATTAGTGAAATTATGCCAAATAAACAACCATTCGGACAACAAATTACTAACTAACAAAACAATATAAAAATATTATATTATTTTATTTATACAACTATGGCTGATAAATCCACTCTTAGTCGCGCATTCAATACACATTTCATTGATTTTGTTGATGATATTATTCGTATATATCCTGACAATCAGGATATTTTAAAGTTAAAGACATCATTCGAAACAATTAAAAAAGCAAATCCTTCATTGACGGTTAAGGCATGGTATCAAAAAGTATATACTCCTTATTCTCAAATCATTGATGCCGGTGATATATCATTCTTTTTCGATAAGGATTATTCTCAAGACCTTCAAACTGTGGCTAATGCTGGAGAACTTATGAAAATGATCGACCAGATTCGTGGTCCTGTACGTTCTATGAATGACGAAAACAAGGATCATTGTATGAAGTATATTCAAAATCTTAGTAAAATATCTCTTGCTTATTCCAGTATGTAATTACATTACTGATATAGTAAGCTTAATAATTCGGCGGGATTCAATAAATTCAAATAATTCTTTACTTTATTGCGTGTAATCTTTTCTTTATTTTTCTTCTTCAAAGAAGGAATGTAAATATTTTTGTGTAGAAAATCGACATATCGAATATATTTATCTGGTATTGATGTATTCGTTTTGAAAACAAATTTATTCATATAAAAATTATGTATAACATTTATAATTCTTTCATATTCATTATGGATTTTATGACGAATATCACGTGTTTTATGGTAAATTTTATTATATTCATGTAATTTATCAATACGACGAATACATAAATATTCATATGCATAATATGGGTTTATAGTACTCATTGTATCACGTAATATTGTATCTGGATTTAATATTTTTGAGCTATTACCTGTATTTAAATCTGTCAGTAAATAACCGTCTATATCATCTGCCCTTTCAAATAAATTATTATAACAAGGTAAGTCATATTTACGAGGGAAGTAAATCATTCCTTCTATGTTCTTAAAAAAACTATCATTTTCATAAACCGTATTCGGAATGTATTTTACAATATTATTTTTTAATTCATAAACAGATACTAAGTAAAATTTATCTGTATTTGAATTACTATTTGTATAATTGTTCTTTAAAATAAATGTGTATGATTGAGTTTTTGATAGATATTCTAATATTGGAGTCGTATTTAATTCATTTATATGAAGAGCTGCTTTGAATTTACTAATTATATTTGTCTTATTTTCATTTGATGTAGATATTAATCTCCATGTGTCACATCTATCGTCATACAGTAAATTTATCATATGACCTTTTATATACTCACTTACTTGAATATTAGGTGTTATTGTCGGATAACGTTCAACAAATGTATTATATCCCATTAACTTAGGTGGGGAATAACTGAGTAGTTTGTTCTCAGGATATGAAAGAATTACCATTCTATATGGTCGGGTTTCAATGTCATTATAACATAACACATCTTCATCATAGTTGAATACATAATAATACACATTATCATATTGTACCAATTGTTTGGGTATGTTCTGATTTAACATATAATCTACATCTATATGGTCGCCTAATGATGTGGTGGATAGTTCCATAACTAATTAAATTATATATGGAATACTTTTTATCTATTTTGTTTACGAAATAACATTTGTATGTAATATAATTTAGATACATAATATATATTTTAGTATTATATTATAATGGAAACAACAAACGACACTGATACTATAATAGAAGAAACACCACTTAACCGAAACACAATTAACAGTGACCGTTCTATTCAATTAGAATTAGGGGATATAGTAGAAATAATGGCCCCGACAAATAATGATATTCATGAAATGACCGGATTAATATCGTATATTGATGATAGTAAGATTTCCATTATTAGTACTTCTACAGGGAAAACACATATTTTAAATATTACCGAAGATGGACTTTTAAGTGATGAATCTATTACTGAAATTCATTTACTTAATCGTAGTGATGTGAAAGGATACTCCAGACAAAATAACTTGTTACCAAAAACTTGGATTGATATTCATTTTGGGGGTGAAATTCCAGCCATTATTACTGGAGAAATAACCAATTTAGAAGAGGATATGATAGAAATTACTACGTTTCCTGATATTAAAACTATATACATTAATTTTGGTTATAAAGGTCTTCCGGAAAATATCCCAATTGAACGGATTGTAATACGTACCAAGCCAGACTCATTGAAAAATGTTCCTTCCCTTGCTGTAGTAAGACAAGAATTAGAGGAAGGTGAAGAATTCGACCCTGAGAATTTCCAACAAGAAGATACTGCTACTATGGAATTTACAGACGCTGGTGAATCTATTATTCAAGTACCTGACGACGGTGTTTTTGATGAGAATGTTCGTGAAACATTACATAACCTATACATTGATGCGAATTCTATCATATTTGGTGAAAGTTTAGAAGCCTTAGAACAAACTGTTGAAATACCAGAATCTGAACGACGATATAGTATTGAGGAACAAGTGAATGATATGGTTGATGAGCTATTGTCTACCGTACCAAATAACCAACGTTCTATGCGTGTTATGAATAATATTCACTTACTTATCGAGCGATTTAAAGAATTAAGAGCTACGTTTTCTAAGTTTGATAGTAATCAAAATGTATATGATGTTGATACAAAAGGGTCACATTATAAACCTATTGTTGATAAAATAGTTAATATTGATGCACAGTTAAAGTGGTTAATACCCGTCGTTGCTAATAAGAAATTCATATGTACTTCGAATGATGTAACTGAAACAGATGATGTTATTATTAATAATGACGGTCAGGATTTATTGAGATTACAACATTTACAAGACAGTTACTTCCGCAAAAAAAATACCGACCAATCATTAACCTATACAGAATTAAACCTTCGTACAACTTCTTTATTATCTTCTTTTACAAAACCGGATAATTATAATAAGTATCTTCATAATACAGAAGTTCTCGGTAATATTGATACTATTGTTGATAACTTTGGTGAATTTAATTCTACTGTCTTTGGAGACGAAAAATTACCATTAGTCACAAAACAGTTTGTTATTCAAAGATATAATCTTGGACTTTCCACTGTTAAAAAGGTTGACCTAAAAGCTGGTAAATCGGTTTATGTACGAAGTCCTTTAACTCAAAATGATAATATGACGGTGAAATCTATTCTTACGATGCCCGAATCATCCATACAATCCTCGAAAATGTATTTACCCAATACCAATATTTTACAAAAATCTACATTACATGAGAACTTTATCTCTAATTTTAGACTGTTAAGAAAAAACCCGGAGATTATACCTCATGTCATTAATGACCTATCCAAAGAACTTGATTATGAAAAAATGAAAGAATCAACACAAAAAGACTTGTTCTCTGGAATACAAGAATTCATTCTGGGGAATGATGTTTCACAAGATACATTCAATAGTAATAAATTTAAACAATTCTTAGATGTAATTATGCCGAAAAATCATTTCTTAATTGAAACCGTCAGAAAATACGTGAAAAACAAGATTTCTTTCTTAGGATTTGTAGAACAATTAGAACCTTTCGCAGTATATTCAGATGATATTCATGTCAAACAATATAGTCAAATCAAATTTTTTATTAGAGAACAAATCAAACAACTCAAACAAAATATGATTGAGAAGAACAAGAATTTTAACTATATTCGTAACGCTAAATTTGATGTTTCGCCATCAGATGCTAATAACATTTTAACTTTGATTTCAACCAAAGGTGATATGACAGAACCATTTTATCAAAGTTATCATTTACTTAACAAAGAGAAACAGTTCGCAAAACTGAATCCACAAGAACTATTAATACGTCTTAATGATTATGATAATAGTAGGTTGTATACCAATCTAATGGTGTCGATTTTAATATCACTTATTACACCTGAAAATCTTAGTGATGTTATCAATACACCCAATATAGACGAACTTACAGATAATGAAAGAGTCAAAGCACAAGATTGTACTAAGCGATTCTTAACTAAAAAATATACTTCTATGAAAGACTTACAAAGTGATAACAACAATGAGGAAGTATATTATGATACTGACCTTGATGATACTCCTTATAGTATATTAAAGAAATACGAAGACGAGAAAAAGAAAATGGTTCCTGAATTATTTCATGAATTCTTAGTTGAGAACCTTATACACAAACATGACGCACATAAAGATATCGCGAAAGACCTTGCTACTACCATTATTACTGGGAAAAAAATGGTATCTGATGGCGAATACGCAATGTTGGAAATCAAACCTACTCTTGATGATGGTAGAAGTATTGAATCATTATCTGATAAAGAAAAGGAATCAGTTGAAATAGAACAAGACATACGCAAAAAGACCTCTTATTATAAACGCGTCAAAGATAACTGGGTTAGTGATACTTCCATTGATGAAGAAGCCTTCCTTGACACAAATACATTATTCTGTAATATTAGTCGCGATTGTTATAAGAATAGTAAAAATAGCGCATGCGAAACTACCGACCAAGCTAAAAATAGATTTCAAGAAAATGCACGAAAGAAATTACTCGATGAATTTGATAAGAGATATGAAATTTCAGTTGAAGAATTGGAATCAAAATTGGAAGATAATATCGCCTATCATCTGAAAATGCTTAATAAATCACGTATATTAAAAGATATTCAGTTGTATAAAGCCAATAACCTTGCGTATATGCTTGGTTCATTAGCTACCGAAAATGACGCTATTCAATCACCACATTTATTATTACGTGACCGCATATTAGGTCAAGATAACTTCAGCAAAAAACAACAAGATATTATTATTTTTGTTCGTAAATATTGTCGTTCTCCTATGGTATCTGAATTAAACGAACATCACGCATGGTTGTACTGTAAAGATACGAATACTAAATTATTCCCTATTTCTTTATCAGAGTTAGCCACAGTGTTTATTAACGGTGGGGATTATAATCAAAAATTAGAAGAGTTATGTCATTCAAATGGTATGTTAAGTGATGACGGCGATTCTATTGTTGATAAATATAGTGGATTTGTCCTCCGCAAAATGGATTTCAGTAGTGAAGAAGGGTTTGACGAAAGTGGCTTCCGAATTACATCCAATGACATCATGGAAAAGGATTTGGGTAATGTAGTATTAGAGTCCATTGGCAAAAAGAAAACTCGGGTGTTTGAAAATAAGCTTTCAGAAACCATTTATAACGTATTTTCTACAATTTCATCTAATATTGACATCAATGTTGATTCTATTGAAGAATTTGTTATGAGAACATCCAACGAAATCATCGACAAAAGTATCATGAAAGAAGAAACATACAATAGGAAATCTAAGAAATTAGAAAAGGAAAAGGGTAAATCATTGGGGCCTTATCAAAAGTACTATGATGAAACCGTTATTGTTATTATTTCTTCCGTTTTACTTGTTGCTATACAAACAGCAGTACCTTCATTTCAACCTAAGAAAACATTTCCTGGATGTGTACGTTCATTTGGAGGGTTTCCTATGAGCGGAATTGAGGATGTAACTGGTATCAAATATATAGCATGTGTTTTATACAAAATCAAAAGTCAAATTTCTCCTTGGACGGCAATTAAACAATACAAACAAGACGCATTAACTAAACGTATTACCAGTATGATTGAATTACATATTTTAAAACGTAACGACATTACTGACCTATATGTTAGGAAACGCGAATATGTTATGTTGAATCCTGATATTGTCATTCCAGAAGAGCATAATATTGAGAAGTGGAAACATTTTATGCCACCTGTTGTGAAATTTTCTATTGTCAACTCTCTTAGAAATGTCAGTACTGAATTCAAAAAAGATTTTATTGAATTGTTACGATATGGTAAATCCGACCAATATAAATCTATTTCGGTTTTAAAAAGTAGAATCACACAATTCGGATATGGAATTATAGAATACATCAACCATATTGTACGCAATAAAGACCAACTTCTTAAAACTTCCTCTCAATTACCTTTCTTAGAAAATGCTTGTTGTAATGAAACGAATTTAACGAATCCTATTGAATATTTTACTCAAGAAGATGAGAACATTCAGGTTGGTATTAAAACTGTCAATCAATTATCCGCAATTATAAATGATTTAAATACATTAACCAAGGCTCCTTCTTTATATCATGAACCATTTACTGGCATTAAATACCCGGTCGTTTCCAGTGGGAATATGGAGGAATTAATTTATTCGACAGTTATTCATTATTGTAATTTTGATAGAAACTTACCCGTACCAGATATATATAAATCAATCTGTTCTGAACGCCCTGCTGAATATAACTCTTCATGGGGAATCGCAGATAAAATAGAATTCCTCAAACGAAATGGAAACAAGTACAGTGAAAGTGATTTACATAAGTTGATGAAAATTGTATACCAGAACAATCTTATTTTCATTGATAATCAAACGGAACATAATCAAGTAAATATATTAAAAGATGTTATCGCTCATCTTGAAATGACGAATTCAACTGTTATTGAAGCACCTTTACGTAAACATATGTTGAATGTTCTCAATAAATACAATCCTAAGGTTATGACAAATGAGAGATGTGATGAATTAAAAACATTAAACCGATACTTGAGTACTACAAATGAAAGATTATTCAAAGAAATTATTAATTTTATTGATAAACATGGAAATCTTAGTGTTAGTGAAATGAATAAATTTGAATCATTCATGGTAAATATCGCAAAATGGTCTATTGATGACAACAAAACACCTCAAGGATTACATGCTATCATTCAATTCATACAAAATGCATCATTTTCTATTGGAAAAACGTACCCTTCCGCGTTATTACATGAAAACCCATTCTATTACAATGTACCCGACCATTGGGAACTTAGCGACAATCACACAAATGACGTCTATAGATTTATAGAAAAATACTACACAAAACTTCGCAGATTCGAATCCGATACAATTATTACTCGTTTGCTAATGGAAGTGGGAAGAAGATTATCTACAATCACTATGTTTATGGAAAATATACCATTTCAAACCGACATTTTTAAGGAGATTGAGGAGACAACCCAATCTTTCCACTGTATGTTTGATAAACAAACTATTTTACGTCTTTATACTTACTGTTTCTACTCCATCATTTATGAATATATTGTCCTCTCTAATGACTCTGATTTACTAATAGCCGATATTCAAATCAATAAAATGACACGTAGACAAGACATCGCAGATGAATCGAATGTTACCGACCAATTAGTAGCAGAAGTGGATACTACGGATGAAGGTATGATGAACGCACAAAACAATTTAGAAGAAATACAAATCGAAACTGGAAATTTATTAGAACTCAAAGAACGGGTTGCTTCTTTATTAGTCACTTTCATAGATGTAGAACAAGAAAACAAACTCGCACTTGATATTACTTACGATAATATCATCAATAAAGTGAATCGTTCAAAGGATAAAGAGAAACAAGGCATTATTTCATATTTGGGAAATATGAGTATTGAAGAACGTAAAATCGAGGATATGTTTAAAAAGCATAAGCTTGAACGATGGAATATCGGACAACAAAAAGGTATCTTTCAATATGATAAAACTACTTACGACCGTGAAAGAAATGAATTAGTAGAACAATTGTTTACAGACCAAACTGACGCACAAGGAGAAACGAATAATGAAGCTCTTGATATATATGACATAGAAAAGAGGGATGAATATGAACCTGGAGACGATTATAATCGTGATACCTACGACTTCCAAGATATAGGTGAAGATTACATGGATGGGGATTTTTATCCAGACGACCGAGATGAAGATGATTTTCCAGAAGATTAGGCTTTTCTCCATAAATTTTTTATATTGATATTGTAAATCATAAATATCAATATAATGAAGGGTTTTGTACGTTATCATAAACTTAGTATCTCTATTCTCATTTTTCTTATCTTGTTCTCTATTATTCATATGATGAAGCCTACCATGTTATATAATGACGATGGGTCATTTAGACAATTTGGTGTTGGGTACAGACATAAAACAGTTATCCCTATTTGGGGCGTTTCTATGGTAATCGCTATTTTCTCTTACTTGTCGGTTATGTATTATTTAGCGTACTTGTAACCATATTTTCATCCATTTTTATTGTATACAATCAAATAATAATGGACGAAGCCACATTAATCGAACCTTCTGTCAAAAACTATCTATTTAACACTCTTCAGAAATGTCATACAAAAAGGGTGGATATCTATTTTTATGTGCTTAATATCGGGGTTCTCGTTATATTTGGGTCTATTGTTATTGCTACGTTGTATTATTGTTATACACAAAAACCAAATGAATATGATAGACAACAAAAACTTGTGAAAGACCAAGAATATGTCATGTCAAAGATTCGTTATTACCAAGACCAGAGGAAAAATGACGAAGAAACGCAGATTTCCAGTATTTCTAACTTGCCTTTCATATCCGGATAATATACAAATTTATTCTATGCGTATTCTATAAATTAGTATGAGTATTACAGACCAAAGTCGCGAAACTATTATTATTGAAAAGAATACCGCTCAGAATAGATTAATAGATATATTAGAGAACTACTCCAGAGAGTCTTCACATTTAACAATACAAGAACAATTACATGGAGATATCGACTTTTATCACATCAGAGAAATGGGCTTTGGGTTGGTTGATACCATAACTATCGGTAAAGGTGAAATTACTAACATTAAAAACATACCAAAAGGCATTGTTTCTTTCACATGTATTGAGAACCTTCTTAAAAATATTGATGCATTGCCAAGTTCTCTAACACATATTAATGTTTCTGGAAATTTATTAGAAAATATAGAAGTATCAGGGTTAAATAATCTTAAAACTCTCAATGTTTCACACAATAAACTTACACACTTAGAGAACCTTCCTACTCATTTAGAAGAATTATTGTGCGATTGGAATGAACTGTCACAATTAAACTTACAAGGACTTACTAAACTCAAAACACTTAATATTTCTAACAACAATATTACACTCATTGAGAACATTGACACACAAACCCTTGTTATTGATGAAAATACTCCAAGTATAACTTATCGTAATTCAGAGGTAAACCATGTAGGTGGTGACAATAATGATGGGAATGAAGTAAATACCAATTACAAAGACGCGTTGAATTTATATTTTCGTATGAAAAATGAATATGAAACGAAAATCCATAACAAAAAGAAACAGATATACGATAAAGAACCTAATAAAAAAATGGCAAAACGACTCATTCATCAATATACACCTGAATGTATCAAATGTAAAAGAAAAGTTGGAACGATATTCACAAAAGACGAGAACCTATACAAAGCTATTTGTGGTGATACACGAAATCCGTGCAATCTTAATGTCGAAATATTTACTGGTTTCTTATTGCATTTTAAAGATATGTTCGATTTAACAAAGGATGATTTTGAAAAAACACGAGAAATTATAGACATAGAAAAGCTTAACGATTTATTTGATTACGTTTCAAGTGAAGATAATGTTGAATTATATAAGAAAACCCTGGAATTATACATTGAAAACGAGAATTCATATAAATCATATCTTGAAAAACATACCGAATTATATAATAATCCTGAAACAAAAAAGGCATTAATTACCGCTCAAGAAAAATTATTTACACACATTGAAAAAAGTAAACAATTGATGGATGAATATACAAAAACGAACAATAGAGAGTTTTTAAAGACGGCTATGGATTTGAGAGTCAATGAAATCAAACGGGAATTGAAGACCATACAACGATTGAAATACGGAATTATGGAAATTGTAACACAGCCAACCAAAAAAACATTCCCAATACATACTTTATACCAGAATGTCGTTTCTTTAGATAACCTTGATTATTCCTCTATGGAACAACAACGCGTTATCAACTTTACTATCTAATTTATTTCATAATACACTATGAAATAAAACGGTTTCTTATTTAACAATCATTATAATTTGATATACCATCCCATACTACATCATGGGTTTTAGCCCAATTTTGTTTAGCACAAATGGGTTGTCCGGATGCTTTCCAATCATCATGTGCGAAATCAACAGTAGAGTTAGCAGTATCAAACCCAATAGTCTGTTTCGCACTATCACTTAGCAATCCACTTTCATATAATGAACCTGTGTTTTTATCGCCATCGCTTGGGATTTTACACTTTTTATTCTCATCTATTACCCAATAATCAGGGCAGGTTGTGCTTTGGGGAGGATATACTTCAGTTCCTTCACCATAAGCCATTATCATACCAACATAAGTTAGCACCCCTATTAAGGCGAGTATTGCCACTATTATTACTATCATGTAAAAATTATCCATTGTATACACTATTCTATACATTTTATTTGCGACCCACTAAATATATTTAGTGAGTTGGTTCTCAATGCCGTTTATTTTATCTATGAAAATATATACCAATTATATAAATCAAAGATGGATTATAATTTAACCCCCGATAGTATCATTAAAGTTGATAAAATTCTTAATGCTGCCCGATATAATGGACGAATAAATATTGCTGAACCACCTTCACCAGATGCTGTATTCAAAATGCAAGAGAAAATCGCCATTAAAAACGCATCTACTGAATATCGTGAAGCACTCGGAGGAGATATTGAAAACAATGTTCTCGCACAAGTCTATTTTTCTTCTGGTAATATTCAAATTATACAAAACGCACTTAGAGCTGGCGTATATAAAGCCTCTCAAAACAAATTTGTTATCCCACCTCAAAATATAGACACACTCAAAATTATCATGCGTAGTATTTATTTACAACACTCAGAACACCGTGAAGACGACATCACCGGTCAAGTTGAACGTCTAAATAAACTTGTTTTAGATTATGCTATCCCTTCTGTATACAGTTCTTCCATGAGCTACATCAAATATTGCCAAGATCAAAGCACTCTTGTTGTTCCACTTGAATTACCGCGCAATCATGATCGCGATTTCAAACAACTCGAACAAAGGAAATTCGTGTAAATTTACCAAAATATAATTTGTTCTCGAACATATTATATTTTACTCATTTGTTATTTGATTTTTATCTATTATCGTTTCCTTTAGGATATTGTTGATTATTTTCTTTTCGAACTTTTCGTCTTCTTCTTTACCATACCCACCCAACGATGCTTTGGAATATTCAAAGAATTTATCACATTCTGGTGTATCTAATATATCGTACTTAGGGTTTTCAGCTATCCATGGATGCACTTGGGCTTTGTTCTTATTCGCTACTATACGGACTGCCTTTCTTAAATGCTTTTTTGTTTCATCTTCCTTCGCCCATACGTCAGAATCCTTTACATATACCGTTTCTCGTTTTAAATCCGTACAGTGGATTGGTCTCACGTGGGGATGCATATCGCGGATACGCTCTAACATGATATCTGATATTCCTCTTACATAACCTACTTCTCCTGTATTAATAAAATCATTTACCGACAATACGATTGATTGAATAAAATCGTTTAGATTTATAGCATCCTTGCACGTCTCGTTCAAAAATACATTCAGGTTGAACTTGTTGTTGTTCGTTGTATTGTTGATTGTGTTGTTGTTGTTTGTTGTATTTCCTGCGTTCTTTGATAACTCTATAATTGTATCTTGCTGTTCCGTCATTCGCTTATGTTGCTCTATCATCAATTCCTTGAATTCTTGGTTCTGCTTCAGTAACTCTATTACTAATGAGGAATCTACTGGGGGTGGGACTTGTGTTTGCTCGTGTACTACTCCTTTACACTTCTGTTTGTGGTTCCATAATGAGGCACGATGATTATATTCTTTTCCACAAGAGCAATCATAAATAATTGGAGACTTTTCTGGTTGTATACCGGTTGTAACTCGCTTATTATGTTTTACAGTCTTACAATGTTTGATATAATCGCTATTTTTAAAGCATATATAGTTACATGTTTCGCATTTATATGTGTTCGTTATTCCGCGAGATTTGTGCGACATGTTGTATAATATACAACGAAAAAATCGCTAAACATCCTCCGCATTAATATACCTAAAAATGTATGCTAATACAATTTTCACCATAAATTCCAAAAATACTGCGATATCCTCACAATCGCATTTTAGAAACATATTAAAACAAAACTATCTCGGCCATATCAAAAAAGGACATTTTATAAATGTCCTTTTTTTCAAATCATAGCCATTTCTTTTTGGTATTATTTTGTACTTTTTTAGCGTAAAACTATTTAATTTAAGAATTAGTAGTATGTGAACCAATAATCTTGGATAGCTCTATAATTGTATCTTGTTGTTCGGACATCCTCCGAGGTTTATTTACACCCTTGTCCGATGTTTCTTTGAACTCCTTGTCCGAGTTTTATTTGTTTTTTTGGGTCTTTTGAACTTTAATGTTCTTCTTTTTCCGCCAAGTTTTCCATAAGGTCTATTTATAGTACCTTGATTTAGATATTTATCTACTGCAGACGGAGTTTGATGATATGCCAAAGTAGAAAGTGATGGTATGTTGTCTCGTTTATAATTTGATAATTCTTTTATATTATCGTCTTTTTGCTTTTTTATTTCATTTTTCGTCAATATGTGGTCTTCTATCAAATAAGGAATACCATTTTGTTCTTCATCCTCTGGTGTCATTTCTTCTGCCAGACGAAGTTCTTTGTTTGTATCAACATCAAGTTCAATATTAATATCTGGGTGTTCTAATAATAATTGAACCATGTCGTAATCTTCATAATTAATTGCGTGTATAAGTGGTGTATCACCATCGTTATTCTCTTTGTTTATATCAGCGTGCTTTTCAAGTAATAATTCAACGACATCATATTTTGCATTTATCACTGCTGTTGAAAGAGCCGTATTATTAGAATCGTTTTCGTCTGTTATATTTATATCAATACCTTTTTCAAGCAATAAATTAACTATTCTTGCATTTCCGTTTGCAGATGCAGCTAATAAAAACCACACTCCATTGTCGTTTTTCATATTTACATCAGCACCTTCCTCAAATGCTTGTTCAACCTTTTTATAATAATTTGTATAAACGCCGTCCCATAATTTCGCGTTGGGGTTTTCATAATAACGTCCTACATACGGCATTTTCGCGCCTCCTTGCTTTTTGGAACGAGTTTTTCTTAAATTTCTCTTCATTGGGGTTTTACGAGACATCCTATATATTTTATATATATTATCTTATGCAAACTTTGATTCTGTGATTATTTATTATTATTCTGCGGTTGAATCTCGACGGATACATACACCTTTAGAACGGAATTTTAGAAGTTGAGTTTTAACTATTTTCTATGTTCTCGATATTTTACTTTTTCCTATTGGTTTGACTACATTTTGTATTTGGTTGATTTCTTCGCGGGTTAATTCTAACAACTTGTAAAATTCATCTTCTGTAATATTAGCAATTCCCAATTTACGAATGTCTGGAAAATATTTGAATGCTTCATTATCTAAAAAGTCTTGTCCGTATTTTGTGTAATGCCCTATGATATTGATAATTTTAAAATCCAACATTTTTTTAACGAGTTCTAAATGTTCGCCTAAAATGTAGAACTTGTGATTTCCAGTCAATCCAAGTTTTCCTTCATCGATAAATGCCCCTGTAAAACTTGCTTTGTTTGAAATAATAAGTTTGCGTTTATTTGCGTCTGGGTGTTGTTCTGTTGCTTTTTTGACCATTAACCCTTCTTTGATGGTATATGTATCAACCGCCCACATATCTTCTAATGTATATTCTGTTGGTATTTTTGCCTTTGTTCCAGATGATTTTATGGTTTTGGTTTTGTATTCCAATTGTAGATTTCTCGTTTCAATAAAACCAACCAGTTTGTTGAATATGCTATGGAACGCTAATGGAATAGAATATTTTGGATTGAGATATTCGGTTGATGTTGTTGTGAGTTTTTTACTTTGTATTTCACTAATAATATCGGTTTTTTGATTCGTTGTGTTTGGTGTGTTTTGTAGTATAAATAAAGAGATTGGAATTTTACCATTTATGGTTGCTAAACTCTTAATATTATCCCACAATTTCAACCAAACAATATGTTTCTCCAACATTTCGTTATGTAGTGAATGACTTTTCTTTAACCAACTCAATGGATTAATAAATACTAAAAACCCAGATGGTTTCAACCATTCAAACGATTTTTCAATAAACTTGGTCCAGATGGTTTCGTTCTTCTCTCCCAACTGCTTTCCAGTATGTGAACGAATACCACCTTTATTATATGGCGGATTCCCTAAAATCACATCAAAACTATTGGGTACAACTCCCCATTCACTAACAACATTTAACTCTAATGTATCGCCTTCGTAAATATTCATCTTGTACTGATTATTCATATTGAATATTTGATGACTAATAAATACATTTTTCTTGTTTATTTCACTCATATACAACATATTTTCTAGTATATGTTTTTTGCGTTCTTCGTCATTTGGTATTTGCATTTTTAATCCTTCCATCAATTTCAAATAAACCGCTACTGGAAAATTACCCATACCAGATGCTGGGTCAAACCATTTGAAAGTCGGTTCGGTAAATATACTTTTTCCATGTTCCTTAATATAATGTTTATCTAAATTATCTAACATTTCAAATACTAAACGCATAGGAGTAAATACTTCGCCGTTTTCTTGCTTCTCTTTTTGCTTTGGTTTCAAACAACTATCAATTAGTTCCAATAATTCGGTTGGTTTATCTATTAAACTTTGTAAAGACATCTTAAATTGCATTGATATATTGTATATACAAGAGTTCTTTCTAATATATTTTCCTACAATCGCTTCAATCAACTTGATAATGTCTGGTTTATTCCACCAGATAAATGACTGGTCTTGAAATACACTCAATAATGATGGACTGGTCTTAATCACATTTAACATTTCTAAAATATCTTTATGTTCTGTATTCATCGTCAAAATACAAATCAATGGAATAATAAATGGTAATACATCTTTGGTAAGGGAAATATCAGTATCTTTATTATCTTCTGTATCTTTATCTCCTCCATCTTGTTTTATTGTTTCTTTTCCAGTTGGTAATGCTTCTTCACTTTCTTCGTCAAACTGAACTTTTACATTTACTTTCTCATCACCAATAGAACTTGTAAAATATTGGTTCATCATTTTTTGGTCTTTTGTATCCATATCAATGATACTGTCCTCAATCTTCTTCAATAATATTTGTAAGTTATGAACTGGGTCTGCTTTCCAAATGTGTAAAAGTTTTTCAACTAATTTTGTCTTGTTCTCTTTTCCTTGAAATAAATCACTATCAATATTTATTAAATTATTTTCTA